TTTGTTTAAACAAAATAGATTATGGGCTTACATACAAAGAGAAATATATAACTTTAATGTTACTGAAATGGATATTGAATGGAACTTTAAGAGAACGTTCCCAAGAGATCTTGCTTCTGAATCAACAACCTTAACAAAATTGGTAAAAGTAATTACTTTAAATGATGCCTTAACACAATTAGGCTGGGAAAATGCTGAAGGTATTGCCAGTAGAGTTATTAAAGAAGCAGAAAAAATAGAAGAAGAAGCAAATGAAGAAATAGAAGAAGAAATAGAAGAAGAAATAGATCTTACTATTTAATAATAAACATTTAGCTGTAAAGGTATATTAAACGCCTCAAGAGGTGAGAATTTTATTATAAAAAGCTATACTTACGAGTATTGCTGGGAGACAGTAATGGCAGAAGAAGAAGCAAAATCAGCAGAAAATGTTGATGCGAAAACAGTAATCAGTGATTTTATGAGATCACAAGATTATATTGATTTGATTAATGCAGAAAAGGGAAAGATTATTGAAAATTTCCGTAAAGAAAAATTACCTGGACTTATAGATGAACAGGTAGATATTAGAATTAAAGCTAAAGAGACTAAAACTCCAGAACAATTAAAGTTCGCAGAGTATGAATCTCAATTAGCAGATTTAAAGAACAAGATTGGTGCTAAAGAATTAATAGAAAAAAGAAGTATTAATAAAGATAGTGCTAGAGTTAAGTTTAAAGAAGCGAAATTACCAGATAGCTTGCTTGAATTCTTTGTAACAGAAGATGAAGAAGCAACCAACCTTAACGTTGATAAAGCTATTAAGGAACTGAATATTTTTAGAGACGCATTTAAAGAAGATGTATTTATTAAAAATAATATAAAAGTTCCTGGAAAAACTGTTACAGACGAAAATGCAGTAACGTTAAGTCGTGCTGAATTTGATAAGCTAGATTTAGGGCAACGATCTTCTCTTATGAGTGGAAAGGATAAACCTATTATCATAGATTAAAATTTTATTAAGGAGATAAAAAAATGGCAAACACATTAACAGGTATTTTACCTGTACTATACGAAGCACTTGATACTGTTTCAAGAGAGATGGTTGGATTTATTCCTTCCGTTAGAAAAGACACTAGCGCAAAGAGAGCTGGTAAAGATCAGACTATTAGAATTCCAGTAGCACCTGCTTCTACATTAGAAGCTGTTACTCCTGGTGCTGCTCCTGCGGAAAGTGGATCTCAAACTATTGGATATACTGATGTATCTATTAATAAAGTTTATGCTGCTCCAATTCTTTGGAATGGTGAAGAGGAAATGTCACTTAAAGGTGGAAACTTTCCAATTAAAGACAATCTTATTAAAAATCAGTTTGAACAAGCTTTTAGAGCACTTACTAATCAAATTGAAGAAGACTTGGGTGGATTATATATAGACGCTTCAAGAGCATTTGGAACTGCTGGAACCACTCCATTTGCAACTGCTAATCAATTAGATGACATTTCTTATGCAAAAAAAATCCTTCAAGACAATGGCGCACCTATGTCTGATCTTCATTTAGTTATGGATACAACAGCTGGAGCAAAATTGGGTGGATTTCAGAGCGTTCTTTTTAAAGTAAATGAATCAGGAAGTGAAAATGGTTTAAGAAACGGCGAATTTGGTAAAGTAAATGGAATGGAACTTGCAGTTTCTGCAGGCGTTCAAGACCATACTTCTGGAACAGCAAGTGGTGCTTATACACTAGGTGATACTTCTTATCCCGTTGGAACAAAAAATATATTATTAGCTTCGGTCGGAAATGGTACTTTACTCCCTGGTGATGTTGTAATTATAGACGGTGATTCTTCAGAAAGATATGTTGTTGATACTGGAAGTTCTGCTGTATCTGGTGATTCTTTTAATATTAATGCTCCTGGTGTTATAACTGCAATTGGTGATACTCAAACTGTTAGTGCTCCTGCGGATTATACAGCTAATATGGCATTTGATAGAAACGCTATTGTTCTTGTAACAAGAGCACCTGCATCACCTGAAGGCGGAGATATGGCTGACGATATAGAATTTATTACAGATCCTGTATCTGGATTGGTTTTTGAAATATGTCTTTACAGACAGTACAAACAAATAAAAATCGAAGTTGGTCTTGCATGGGGATATAAAGTAGTTAAACCGGAACATGTAGCAATAATGTTAGGTTAAATTAAACAATTAAAAAAAGCTTCTCTTTTTTGGGGTAGATATGATAAAACATATCTGCTCCTTTTTTTTTGTTAATCATTAATTGCTTTCGTAAAGATAAAATAAAGTATAGAGAAGAGAAGAAGAAAATTAATGAGAGAAAAAAATGGTAAACTCAAAAAAAGAAAATTCAAACCCTGTTTATATAACAAATAGTTATGATGATGATATATCAAGAGGAAGTGTTTCTTATAAAGAGAATTGGCATAAATTCGGCGAAGCTAAAATTGGTGATTCAATAACTACTATATGGAGTGGAGCTTCTTCATTACAACCTGGATTATATGTTTATCCTAATTATATGCTTCTTTATTTTTTTTCTGGATAGCTCAGTTGGTAGAGCGTCTGACTGTTAATCAGAATGTCGTAAGTTCGAATCTTACTCCAGGAGTATTTATGGAGATACTTTCAGATTAGTTTTCGTAGGATATGACGATTTAAATAGTACTGGAGTAACTGATACTGCTACTATTGAATAATAATATAAAAGGAGGTCTAACAATATGGCCATTGTAACAAGTACAGAAGTAAAAAGCTATTTGAATATAGCAACAGGAGATTCTTCAAAGGATAAACAAATAGATTATTTAATACCAGTTGTGGAAGCTGATTATTTAACGATAATGAATATTCCTTGGCCTATTGATCGGTATGGTACTTATGGAGATACTGGAGATTCTTATTATCCAATAGGTTCAGAGGCTGTTGCTTCTCAAATGATTGGATTTAAACTAGCAGCATTTGATGATAATGGAAGGATTGTTTCTTCAGAAAGAAATCTTAGTTATAATGTTAGTTACGTTTCAGGTAAAACAATTTCTGGATACCCAAAGTCAATAGTTGGCAGTATTCACAAGTATATTAATGGTAGATAATTTAATAAAAGGAGATTTAAAATGGCTATAGAAAGATTTTTTACTACTTCTATGACTCTTAAAAGAAAAGTAAGAACTAAATCCTCAAGTGGAGTTTATAAAGAAACATTTGGTGATACAGCTGTTATTTCTGGTTCATTTGATAAGAATGTAACTCAATATACTTATTTATTTGATAAAGAAACGTTCAATGTATCAGCAGTAGCAGAAATGCCAGCGGATACTGATATTTTAGAAGATGATATAGTAACTATTGGTACAGTAGGTTATAATGTAATATCTGTTATTAATAATCTTCAACGAGATCATCATTTAGAAGTACTTTTGGAACGTAGAGAGTAATGTATAAATCAAATTTAAACAATGTTATTGACACATTTAAACAAAATGTAAATAATGCCATGAAAGAAGCTGGCAAAGAAGGTGTTAAGAATATAAAAAAAGAAACACCTGTTATTACAGGCAATTTAAGAGATAAAAATAAATATAAATTACCTGAATATAATGAAATAGTTTTTTATAATGATGAAGATTATTCTGGTTACGTAAATTTTGGTACTTGGAAACAAAATGCTAACCCATTCTTTCAAAGAGGAATTAATAATTCTTTGACGGCATTTAAAAAAATCATATATAATAATATGAAAATATAAAGGAGAACAGAAATGATTGAAGCATCTATATATAGTTACTTAAATACAGAAATTCCAGGAGTAGAAATTGTTTGGGGAAAGAATGATAAAAATTCTGTTTTCGACGGTTTAACTCCAATTATTAATTTTATCAAAGTTCCTTCAGTTATGAGCAATTATATGCCTGTTTTTTTAGACGTAATACAATTTAGTATAAGACATAAAAATATTGATGTAGCAACTGAATATACCAACATAATTATAGAATTGTTTCAAGGTTTTTATGGTACAATGGTAGATTATCAAGTTTGGGTAACAGATTTACTCTTTAATGGAACTTTATACGAAGAGGAGGATGTAGTTTCTAATACTCTTACAGTTAGCTTTAAATATGCTGGATTGTAAAGTTATTTATAATAAAGAGAGATGATAAAGAAAAATTTTTATAAGGAGACAAAAAAATGGCAGCAAATACTTTTACAGCGTCAGATACAGCTCAAATAGGCAACCAACCAGCGATATTGTATTTTAGAAAATATGACACAGCAGGTGCTTATACCTCAACTATTTTTACAAATAGTATGGGATTTACAGTAACACCAGGAATATCAACTCAAGCATTCGACGATACTGGTGATGTTTATGACTATATTACTGAAGAAACTGGTGAGATTAGTTTCGATTATGGACAAGTTTATAATCAAACATTTTTTGAAGTTCTTGGTAACGGACTTTATAGTATTGTAACTTCAGCAGAAGGTGATACAGCAGCAGAAGATCAAATAATAGCATCAGGATGGGATGATCTTGAAAATATTACATTGAATATTGTTAATTCAGCTGGTACTTATTTCGTAGGAGATTCAACTCCTGCAATTACATCTATAGTTGGTGATAGCTCAAGTACATCAGCAACAGTAAATGATGATTATTTTATCGTAGCTGATCCTAATAGCAAATCTGGTTATTCAATAATGCTTGTAACAACTGGTACTGGTACTTTAGCTAATACAGAAAGTTTTACAATTACTTATGATACACCAAGTGTTATAGGACAAAGCACTATGACAATGGGTGGAGTTACTAATTTCGATCCTATTGAAGGTTATATTGATACTACAAGAAGAGACGGAACCGCAATAAGACTTGAATTCTACAGAGGATTCTTTAACGGAAAATATAATAACAGTTTTGCATCTGCAAATGATTCAACTGCTTCAATCACTAATGTAGTAATATCTCTTAAAAGGGATACTACAAGAGACGTTGGTGACCAAGTAGCAGCAGTAACGGTTTATTAGTTTAACAGCTCTCTTTAATTAGAGGGCTTGTTTTTTACAAAAAAAGGAGAAGAAACAATGAAATTTAACAAGATTAAAAACAGAACAAGAATAACTATTCTAAAAGACGGCGATTGGTATGAAACAAATTCTGGAGCAAAGTTTCCAGTTAAAACAAAACCAATGATTTTTTCTGACTTACAAGAAGAATTCAATGCCAGTGTAAAAGCAGTTTCAAAAGCAGAAGCTGAAAGAATAGAAGCAAACAAAAAGAAAGAAAAATTTGATTTAGATGGTTATACAAAAATAGTAAATGATTATGTAGAAAGTTTTTATGATATCGTTATTATGGTTTCTAAATTTAATGGATATGAAGTTGATTTAGAATATATAAAAGCAAATATGTCATTTGAAGATCCATATTGGTACATAACAAGTGTAGCTACTGGACTTCCTACTTATTCTTTTGAAATTGCCAAAGAAAAAAAAAAGAAATAGAAGAAAATAACTCCACGCCTGGATGGAGGGTTAATAAAGAAAAATATATTTCTATATTAGAAAGACACTACAACATTCCCCGAGATGAAATTTTAACAAAGTATTCTTGGGAGGATGTTCAATTTAGGGTTTCACAAATTCCTATCGATTTACTAGTAACAATTAGATCAGGCATGAAACAATTCGAAATAAAAGAAAAGTATCTTGAAACTATATGCGACAAAGTAGAGATTGATGCCAAACAAGTAAAAAAACAATACGATAATTTTAGAGCGCGTTTTGAGAAGTTAAACAAAAAGAAAAACTAAATCATTAAGAGTTTTATAGTTAAATATATGGAGATATTATTATGTCATTAGATTTAGGTACAGTTCAAGCTACGTTAGTAACAAAAGGAATAGAAACCTTTAATAAACAAATGAAAAACGCTGATACAAATTTAAGTACTTTTAGTGACAAACTTGGTACAGCAGGTAAAAAATTTACTGATACTGGTAAAAATCTTTCATTAAAATTAACTGCTCCTATCTTAGCTGCTGCTGGTGCTGCTTTAAAACTTGCTTCTGATTTTGAAGTCGCACAGAAAAGAACTGCTGGCGCATTTAAAGGAATGGATAAAGAAGTTAATGGAGTTCTTGAAAATTTAAATACTAATTTTGGTGTAGCAAACACAAAAGCAACAGAGCTTATAGGTATAGCAGGAAACCTTCGTAAAGGTTTTGGTGATACATCTGAAAATGCTCTTACTTTTTCTGAAGATATGCTTGAACTTGCAGCTGCATTAAGTGCAACTTCTGGTATTCCAATCGAAGATGTATTTGAAAAATTAAATAAAGGAACATTAGGTGAACGTGATGGTTTAGTTTCACTTGGTATTAAAATAAGTGAAATAGCCATTCAAGAAGAACTTTTACTTCAAGGTAAAGAAAACTTAACTGGTACTGCTTTAACATTAGCAAAAGGCGAAGCAACATTAAAATTAGCTTACGAACAATCATCAGATGCAGTTAGAAATTTTTCAGATAATCAAAATACATTAGCATCTCAATCACAGAAAGTATTAGGTGAAATGGAAGATTTAGCAATCGAATTAGGAACTATATTAATTCCAATTGCAAAAGATGTAGTTGAAGCAGTTTCAAATATGATTGGTAAGTTTTCCGATTTAACTGACGAACAAAAAACAACAATAATAAAAATAGCAACAGTAACAGCAGCAATAGGCCCTCTTCTAATAGGATTAGGTTCAACTGCTGTAGCTATTGGAAGAGTAAGTATTGCATTGAAATTTCTTGCAGCTAATCCAGTATTATTAGCAGTTGCTGGAATAGCAGCTGTAACAACTGCGTTAGTTCTTCTTGTAGAAAAGAAAAAACAAGATAATTTAGATTCATTAATAGAAAAATTTGGTGAGTTAGGAGAACAAGCAGGTTTAACTGGTGATGATTTTGATGAATTTATTACAACTCTTGGAGAAGTAGAAGCACAGTTAGCAAATCCTCATCTTGGTAGTAACCTTGAGGAAGTACGAGAAACAATAAATATAATGTCTCAAAATCTTGGTATTACTGTAGATCAGATAATTGAAATGGGACTAAAATCTGATAAGGTTACAGAAGCTACAAAAAGAACTCTTGAAGTTATAAAAGATCAATACGATAATGAAGATGAAATAAATAAAAAATTACTTGATCAAGCTTTAAGCTCAGGAGCAGTTAAAGACATAACAGAAGATATAGTAGTTATAAAAGAAGAACAGTTAGAAACAGAAGAAGATATAACTGAAGAAATGCAAGCTCAATTAGATCTTGAAGAAGAAAACTTAAAAAGTAAAGAGGAATTAATAACTGCTCTTACAGCTATTGATCTACAAAGTAAAGCTGGATATATATCTGAAGCATCTGCTTTAGAAAACAAAATAAGATTAAGACAAGCGATTATAGATAAGATTTTATTAGAATCACAAGCAGCAGGAACTTTTGGTGATGATGAAAAGAAAAGAATTAATACTCAACAAGTAGAAATAGATAGATATTATGCTCGTTTAGAAGTATTAACTTCAAATCAAGATGCTTTAGAAAAAACTTTAGCTGAAGCAAAAGTTTTAGCAGATAAAGAAGCTGCTGAAGCAAAAGTTTTAGCAGAGGAAGAAGCTGCTGAAGCAACGTTAGATAGTGTAACTTATGCTTCTGATGGCTCAACAATTATTGAAGATGGATTAGACGAACATAGAAAATCTAGAAGAAAAAAAAGAATTACTGATGATAAAAATGCAGCTGCAGATGAAATTGAATTAGAACAAGATACTGCTGATTCAATAGTAGAAATAACGAGTGATAGTGCTGATAAGAAAAGAAAAATAGTTGATAAAACCATAGAAGAACAAATAGCTTCTAATTTATCGTTATTAGCTGAAATAGCTTTGGCTTTAGATGAGGATGTTGAAGCGCATCAAGAAGCTTACGTTCAAAAAGCTAAAACGACGGAACAATGGGCTATTGATAATGGAGAAAAGTTTGAAGAAAATTCAGAGAATTTAACAGCAGGTCTTGAAAGAGATACAGAAACTATAAAAGAACATTATGATACTATATTAGGTTTTTTAGAAGAACATTATGATGCTATAACAGATTTTGCCAGTTACGCTGCTGGTGCTATTACTACTATTAGTAATCAAAGGATAGCAAATTTAGTTTCAGAACAAGAAACTTTTGAAACTTATCATGGAAGAGAATTAGATAGATTACAAGAAAAAAGAGATAGCGGAGAGATATTAACTGACTCTGAAATAGATAGATATGAAACGCTTATAGATGCAGAAAGAAATTTTCAAATAGAAATATATAAAGAAGAAAAAAAAGCATTTATAATTTCTAAAGCTTTTAAGATCGCTGATGCTGTTTCTACTGGAGCAAATGCTGCAATTAATGCTTATAATTCATTAGTAGGAATTCCTTATGTAGGAGTAGTTTTAGCAGTAGCAGGAGTAGCAGCAGCAATAGCTTTTACAGGTGCTCAAATAGCATTAATTGCAAAACAACAGCCACCACCACCGTTTAAAGAAGGTGGTATCGTAACAAAAGGAATGCAAGCAATAGTTGGAGAAGCAGGACCAGAAGCAATTCTTCCTCTTACAGATAATACATTTAAAGCAATAGGACAATCAATAGTTGATGCACAATCTGGTAGTGCCTCCTCAAGAAATTCTGGATTTGGTAATTTAACAATAATATTACCTGGGTTTGGAGAAACAAGTATTAGATTAACACAAACTGCACTAGATAATGGTCAAATAACAATACCAGCAACTGCATTTGCGTCATAAAAGGAGAGTTATGAGAATTTTTTATAACAATATAATAGATACGGCTGTTTTAACAGCATCATCTACTGCCGCTGGAAATAATACCAGTAGTTTTGCTAAGGCAATTTTAGCTGATACATTTACTTTCACATCAACAACAGGACTTTTAGTAATAGATTTGCTTGCAGCAACTCAAATTAAAAGTTTTATAATTGATATTGGAAATATGACTGGCGGAGGAACTTATACATTAGAAGCAAATGCTACTGACGTTTGGACTTCTCCATCATTTTCTGAATCATTAACAATTTCAGATACTGCTCTTTATTGGACTGGCGATGAAACATACAGATATTTTAGACTATGTATAACAGATACTGATAATGTATCACTTGGATATATAATGATAGGTTCGGAAAGTTACTTACAGATGCCTGGAATAGATCCTGGAGTAACGTTGAATTACGAAACAACAAGTAGCAATAGTATATCAAATAGTGGTCAAAATTATGGAAATATAGGATATGAAAGATTAAATACTTCATTTACATTTCCAATGATTACTGAAACAGAAGGTGTTGGATTTTTATCTGATACAGTTGCTGGAAGACAAGAAATAAAAGCAATGTGGTCAGAGGTTCAAAACATAAATCCTGTTTGGATATTTTTATGGGCAAACAATTTAGATGAACATCCACCTGTATTTGCGATTTTCGATCAAGATACTTTATCTATGGATAAATTAAGTCAAGATGGTAAATATTGGAAAACAGAATTAGAAATATTAGAAGTATTTTAAGGAGAAGAATAAATGAGCGGAAGATTAATAGTTAATGCCGATTATAATGTAACAACTGATTGGGAAGGAGAGGCAGAATCAAAATCATTGTTAAAAAAAGGTTTTGAAAATTTAGAATTTACTGAAATGAGTTCTACAACAATACCTCAAATATCTGCAGGATCATCAATTGATATTAATGGAGTTATCTATATATTTGATAGCTTGGAATCAATTACAGGTTCTTCATCTGATGGAGCTTCTTATGTAAAAATTACAGGAAGTGCTACAGCAGTAGCAGAATGGACAAATGTAGCTATTCCTTCTTATGATTATAGTAAGAAAGGATATTATGATGGAGATGGAGCAAGATATGTTTTAAGAACAATAAAAAGTAGCACTTCTTATGCTGAAAAAAATGATTTAACTGCTCACTTTATAGATCAATTTAGAATTGGATCTGGATCTGCTGGAGCTATTGCTCTTGATGTTGGTGGAAAGATGAAAGTTGAAACTGGTAGCGAGTACGTTGCAGATTTTGGTAATGCAGCATTGAGCGATACAAGATATATATCCTTTAATGGAAACCGTGCTCAATTTGGGTACAATGGAGCACTTCTGTCTGCATTTATTTACGGTGCTACTGGGAAAGGGATTGTACTTCAAACGAATGATGGTGTTGAAGCAATGCGTCTTGATTCACATCAGCGTGTATACGTTCATTACGGAACCAGTGGCTCAACAGCAAGTACTTCTGCAGATGATTTGATTATTGAGTCAAGTGGTGCAGGTGGTATGAGCATTTTAACTCCAGATGCGCAAAATTCTAATTTTTATTTTGGTACTCCTGCACAGGTAAATTCTGCACAAATAACGTGGTCATATCCAACGAGTTCTTTTTATATAGGTACCTTACTGGCTGGGGGAGAATTAAGATTTAGAACAGGCACAGGTA